GGTCCGTAGCCTGGCGGGCAGGTCGACCGCCCTGGCCCAGGCCGCGAACTCCCGCTCGACAGTGTTGTTGACCTCGGCGCTGTCGGTGAGCATCTGCAGCCGCGGCCCCGTCCCGGTCACGTCGTTGGCCAGCGTCAGCACGATGCCCCGGGCGTAGGAGTTGTTGGCGACTTCATACCGGGCCCGGTTGCGGAGCGTGCGGCGGACAGCCGTATTCGCCGCCGCGTCGGCGGAAAGGCCGTCGGCGTTGGCCCAGTGCCGCACGTTGTCCGGGTTCGTCGTGGCCGCGTCGAAGCGAGCTCGCAGCAGGGCCGGGAGGGACCGAGGGGCCTTCCTGTGTTTGCGGAACGGCCACATCAGACGGTCCCTCCCGGGCTGATCTTCGCGAGCTTGATCCCCAGGCCCTTGGCGCGGCTGGCTTTCTTGGACTCCAGGTACTTGTCGGCCGCGATCTGGTCGGGCAGCTGGTGCTGCTCCACGTTGAGGCCGTCCGCGCCGGCCTTGGCGGGGCCTTCGGCGTTCTGGCGGATCGAGTTGTCGAGGTCTTCGGCCATGTGCTCCCTCACCCATCTACATTTGCGGGAGGGGCGCGTTCTTTTCGCTTGAGGGGCGGTTGGGCCGAAGATTGTTACAGATATGGAATTGGGGCCCCGATCTGCTCGCGGGTCAGCACCCGCCAACCGCAATAGCGGCATTCCTTGCGGCGGATGATCTGAGCCTTCTTGGGGCGGGTGTAGATCACGCGGAAGTGCCTGCACCCGCACTTGGGGCATTCCAGGCCCAGCCGGCCCTTCTCATTGATCATGGTCATCTGCTCCGCTGAAGCTCCGACAGGCGGAGCACCTTGCGAGGGTTCTCCCGCGCCTCCAGGCCGGCCAGGGCGGCCCCCTGGATGCCGGCGGCCACGGCGCAACCGACCAGGCAGTCCAGCCAGTGGTTGTCCGGGGCCGTCGCGCGAAGCTTCCATTCGTCCACCACCCGCCCGCGGGCCTCCACCTTCACCGGATACTCGGACACCAGGTGCTCGGCGAAGAGCCGGTGCTCCTCCGGCTTGTGCCCCAACAGCGACAGGCACCCCCTGTCGCCCATCGTCACCGCCAGACGGGCCTGCACGAGGCTCTTCCAGTAGTTGGTATCCACCAGGACGTAGCGGACCTGCCTGCGGCCCTGGACGTTGGGAATGCGCCAATGATGGCCGATCCGGTCGCCGCGCTTGCGCTTGTATTCCGAGAACGGCGTGCTGGTCGCGCCCACGTACTTGCCGTGGCTGGGCAGCAGGATGCCGCTGTGGGGGCTCTGGCGGCAGAACTGGTAGACCACGTCCGTGGATTGGCCCCAGTTGGCGTCGATCAGGCAGCGGTCGATCTTCACCATCGCCCCGTCGTCCCGCCGCCACTGGCGGTTGAGGTAGTCGCCCGTCAGGGCCTCCAGGGCCGAGTAGATCGCCCCCTCGACGCCGGCCTTGGGAAACGCCCGCGGGATGGTCCGGCGGGCGTCCCGCAGCGTGAAGAACGGCCGCTGCTGGTCGGGCCAGGCGCCGTAGTCCAGGACGTAGCCGGTGAAGTCGTCCTCCCAGGCCGCCACGACGAAGAAGAGCAGCCGGGCCTGGACATCGACGAACATGGTCAGGTGGCTCGCACCCAGGGGCACTTCGCCGCGCCTGTGGCCGTTGGTCTTGGCGGCGATCTCGTCGGCCGTCAGCACGCCGGCGCTCTCCTCCTCGACGAGGGGCTCGTTCTGGTACTCCGCGAAGAACGCCGCCTCGTCGCGGAGCTTGAGGTTCATCGCGTGCTGGATGGCAGACAGCTCGTCCTCGTTGTACCGCTGCGGCCAGGCGGCCACCGCCCCGGCGTCCATCGCCTCGCGGTTGGCGCGGTAGAACTCGGTGGCCTCGCGCCCGTCGCCGTCGTTCCGCAGGCTGTCGGCCCGCAGCTCCGCGTATTGCACCCAGAGCTTTTCATTGCTGGGGAAGGCGTAGACCAGCTTCGTCCGTTCGCCCTGCCAGTCGGGATGCTTTTCCCGGTCCAGGATGTTGTCGGCCATGTCGCCGGGGCGAATCACCGTCGCGCACATCAGCCCGGCGATCTTCTTGCCGGGCCCGGCCATCCCCAGCACGTCGCCGGCCAGGATGGCCTCCCGCCGCTGGGACTGCGACGGCGACCAGGCCGACTCGGTCGTCTGCGGGTCGTCCACCATGACCAGCTGGGGCCGAACGACCTGGCCGTCCGAGCGGGCGTGATTCTGCCCCCGGATGTCCGAGCCCTTCATGCCCGAGCAGGAGATCACCACGCCGCCGGCGCGGCTGCCGGCGATGGTCGGAAGGGCGACCTTGTCCGCCGCCCATTCGATGCGGGTCGGTTCGCCCCGGTAGCGCTGGCCCTTCTGGCGGTTGGTGATCCGCTCCAGGCTGCGGATCGGATGGGTGACCTCCGGGAAGTCCTCGTGAAGCAGCGGGTTGGTCTCCAGCCAGGTCTTGATGGTCTCCAGGAGCTGCTTGGCCCGATCGGCGCTGGCGGCGATGAGGCAGGCGAAGGGCGTGGCGCCCACCATCGCCGCCCAGACGCAGGCCGTCTGACAGAGGACCGTCTTGCCGCTGCCGCGGGGCATGGCCATGGCGAACAGGCCGCCGTTGAGCACCGCCCGCTCGATCTTCTGGATCACCCGAAGATGGTCCGGCGACCAGGGCAGGTAGAAGATCTCCGGGAAGTACGTCTCGCAGAAGAAGCGAAAGTGGCTCGATGCCTTGGCCTTCCGCTCCGCGTCCACGACGGCGGGCAACTCCCCGATCTCCTGGCCGGCCCGCGAGAGCTCGGCGTTCCGCTCGGCCGCCCGGGCCTTCATGGCCTCGTAGGCGGCCTTGGGATCGCTCCCCTGGCGGTCACGCTCCTCCAGTTCATCCACCAGCCAGGCGGCGTAGCGCAGCAGGTCGATGTGCCGGTCGTCGCCGATGCGGTAGCCCGCCCGCATGCGGTGGCGGTAGAGCTGCCGCTGGCTGGTCACCTCGCCCAGCGGCGTGGAGTTCAGCGCCCGCACCAGGTCGGCGGGCTTCAGTCGCCTTGGGTCATTCTTCGCCAACGGCATGGGTCGAAAACTCCCGGATCAGCCAGGCCATGTAGTGCACCAGGTTGATCCGCCCGTCCGCCGCCGTCGGCGCGCCGCGTTCGATGTGGCGGCGGATCGTCTGGGCCGTGGTCCACCGGCCGCCCACGGCGGTCAGGATGCGGGCGGCCTGCTCGACGCTCAGCGCCGCCGGGTTGACCGCCGCGGGGGCGCCGGGGGCGGACGGGCCTTCCGCCGGGGGCGACGGAATCATGCCGGAATCTCCGCTAACGGCCATAAGTGTTGGCCCCCGCGAAGCATGTGACACGAAAGAATCTGCCGAAATTCCAGGAATCAGCCTTAGCACCGGCGCGACCCCATGGCCTGATGTGCTCGTGAACATCGGGAAGGAGAACACGGTGAAGACGAGCACGCGAAGCACCACGGGACCGACGCGGAAGGCCGGCGGAAAGAGGTACACGGACTACGGCAAGCAGGACCTCGCGGTCCTGGCCTACGCCCGGCGGTGGCTGAATAGCCACGGGCTGAAGCGGTTCGACCTGGACGACGCCGAGCGGGCCCGCCGCGCGGATATCTACCGCAAGCAGCTCGAGGAGACGGGGTGCATCCAGTACCTGCCGGCGGCACGCGAGCGGGAGCGGCGACGGCCGACGACGCGATTCGTCTACGGCGACGCCCTGGGGCGACACCTGGCGGCTATCGCCGGCTAGCGGGGCGCGGCGGGCGCTACCCAGCACAAGGGGAAGAGCATGAACCGCAAGACCAGGAGACAGGACATGACACGCAAGAAGCCCAAGACGTACGAGGCGGAGTTTCGCGGAAGGAAGGTCCGCGTGACCGTGCCACAGCGCCACCAGACGGTGGCCTACTCCGGCGAGGCGGTGGAAGTCCTGCGGGACGTCCTGCGGGACAACCTCTCGCCCCAGGCCGTCGCCGCTGTCGCGGCACACCTCCACGGCATCGTCAAGACCACCGACGACAAGGTCAACGGCGAGGCTGC